CTTTTAGAGGCCCCCTCCCCCGGGGGGTGGGCATATTCAAGTCCATCTTTTTATTTCTATATTTTATGCAGAAATCTTGAATTTTCTAGAATTTTTATGCAAAAGAATATAGTAAAGATAAAGTTTGTAATTATTATGTTATACATAATAGTTTGTTCTTTAGACTTGAATGAGTACTTAATCATTGACTTTGAGTTTGAAGTTCTTTCGCAAAGCCAATTGAATTGTAATCATTAGGAACCACAACCTTATACATTTCATTGAGATTGAACTTTGCAATCTCTTCAATTGCTTGAATCACTTCAAGTTCGTTGTCAATGTCAGACAATTCATCAGAAGCACATGAAACTCTTGCCAAGTAAGCACAAGTGTTGTAACCTTTTTGTTGGTCAAACGCATTCCATTCATCGAACTTAGTGAACGGAGAATAAGGATTGTCTATTGTTGTTAATGCATAACTTACCATCATTCACCTCCTTAATCGTCTAGTAGTTTAGAGACAGTGGATGTAGAGAGCCCCATGGCGTCCGCTATCTCGGCTAGTGTAGCTCCATTCACCGCCATGGACTTGGCACGAGCGATCGTTGAAGGATTGGCAGCTGCTTTGTATCGAGGGGTTGCAAGTTCAGTAAGACGATCCTCATTAGTATTCTTAATGATCTCACTAAGTTTCGTCTTGGTAATAGCACCCGCTTGAATCGCTTCCCATTCCTTATCAGAGATTACAATCTGCTCTTTCTTAGCACCGTAACGTTCACGGCATACCTCTAGTGCTTGATTCTTCAATCGCTTTACAAAGTCTGGGTCATCTTTTAGATCGGGGTGGGCCCCCAACTGCATACGCACCCTCTCATTAGCCATGGCCTGGGCCTTGCGCTCTCTTGGCGCATTCATTCGAGCAATTCGAAGAGCTTCATTCAATCGAGCAACTTCAGTGGCATAAGCTTTGGCGGCAGTAGGGGAGTACTTATACGTGCCCTGCCCAGCCTTAATACGAGACTCCCTAGCCAGGGCCTTCATGTCGTTTGCATACTGGGCGTATACTTCTTCGATAGGGGACCCCGAGGATAGGGTTCTTGCGTCGGCGGTATTCCCCATCTTGGTAAGTTTTGTTTTACGGTATTCTTTTGTATACGTGACCTCCCCCGTCGGTGAAATATGTTTCTTGTCGAAGGTTTTGTTCGTATAGAATCGCTCATACATACCCGTCTTAGGATTTAACCGCTCACGAAATGTATTTACATAATCGGTTGACTTAGCCCGAGAAATAAGAGTAGACGCTCCACCTGCTTTACCATTCTCTTTCACTTGGTATTTCTTCTTCAATTCAGATATACCGTTGTCCAAATATGATGCTTTGTAATCTAACTTATGCTTCTCGGTATCGATTATGACCATTGAATGCCGAACAGCTCTAGCAATTTCAGATTCGCTAGCACCCTTAATAGTCATGTCGGTAATAAGATTGGATACGGTTCCCATCTCAAGTTGTTTGTTAAACTTGGGATACTTCTTATTCCAATCTTTCTCCGGCATTCCATATGCTTCGGTCGGATCAAAGTTTGCTAATCCTTTGAGGGGCTTACTTGCTTTAAGACCAGTACTCCTTGTCGGAATAACTAAGACGGAGTCGCCATCAAAGTCCGCACCAGACAATTGGGCAGCTACCTTATGGTTAATACCAACAGCATCTCTAGAATTTCCAATAACATTTTTAGCTTCCTTAATATTATTGTTTACTCGAAGCGTTGGAATCTCAAACCTACCTGCATGCGGATGGCGAACAAGCATAACCTCTTCACCATTCCGATAACCGGGAGCATAGATCTCATTATCCTTCATCTTAGGAAATGGTAAAATAACATGGCTCGCTTGCCTGGGCATAGCTGCCGCCTTTAGATGAACGGCTGCTGAATCACACGACTCTGCAAAGTCCATCAGCATCTTAGACCGAACTACAGAATTTGTCAATTTGTCAAGGTCGTCAAATCGCGCTTTGCTAGAAGAATATGACTTGTCCAGTTGTTTCTTGGCGACGTCTACTGGCTGCTTAGATAGAAATTGAGATGACAGAGTCTTCGACCAATTACCCCAGTCGCCTTCCTCATTGACAATATTAATGGGCGACTGCTTCTTCTTACCATCTTTGTCAATATAATCTATCTGAGCTTTGACTAGCTTCTCACCATTCTTGATCGATGCACCGAACGGATTAAATTCATCGATCTTACCCGTTGCCTTGTCAATCTTTAAGGGCTTAAGGACATCGGTCATAGGGGTGCCGCGATGCTTATTAGTGTTAAACATAACGTCAACACCATCGGGTAGGTTATCAGAATACATCGCCATACCCTTAAGATAATGAGTTCCATCTACTGCAATACGCACCTGGGCATAATTGGCTTTCCCTAACGATAGGTCGGGCACGCCCCTACGAAGTTCAATGACACCATCTTTAAGGACCCCGCCATCCTCATTATAATTAATCTTAATTCGTTTTGAATCGAGATTGACTGGTTTTTTAACAGCTACAATGTCGCGACCGAAATCATCATTAGAATATAGACCGGGCGGCGAAATATGAGCATTCTGTTTAATGACCTCTTTAAATTCAGACCCGGGAGGAGCAATCACTTTACGTGTTGTATCCTTACCCGTTCCTTGCTGCCGAGTATATAGATTAAATACTTTATACCCACGGTCTTCCAACATAGCCACCGCATTATCTTTCATTGTGGCACTAACCCCAAGATAATCCTCAACACCAGAAGAAATATCGATTGGACCTTGATTCTTGATGGCCTCTTCTAGTGCATTAGCGGTGTTTGTGGTTCTAAGATTTCGATCCTTACGATTCTTATCAAGAAGTGATCGAACTGAAGACTCTCCAGCATAACCAAGTTCTCTTGCTATTGCTTCGTTGGAATATCCCTTCTCTGACAACTTTAATGCTTTTCGATACTCTTCAAGCTTTTTCTCATTCTTAGCATTAGAATATCGAGCTTTCATTTGCCGAATTGTCATGCCCATACCTTGAGCTATGTCTTTATCAGAAAGACCTTTAGACCTCAGTCCTTTGACATGCATGTAATAATTCAAAGCCGACTGATATGGATTTTCACCCGACCCCCAAGGATATCGACCAGAGTGTCTAGGGGTTCCATAGTGAGCCAACCATTCACTATACTCATCATCTGTAACGACATACTCTGGGAGTGGTTGTTCCATGCTAACGGCCTCCTATCTTATTTAATGTTTTATCTGATATGATGATTTGATCTATAATCTCGTCAATATAATCAGGTTCTGGACACTCTTCTAAAATATCGTCAAACTGATATATGCGCATGATGATTTCAAGATCTTTGGGTTTCTTATTGTATTCCAAACAAAACAGAGCTGCATAAACTGCGAGTTGATCCATCTTAGCAGGAATAAGACCGGTCTTCAAATCATGTATGCGTACTCGCTTAAACTTTTCAGAATATGAGATAGCATCCGCTGTACCAAAACAATTAGCCGAATAATATAGAACTCGTTCTGATTCCATACCATACCCAATGGCATCGTTTACAAACATGTTAAGTGTTTTATGATTCTTTGGCAATCCTATACCGAATTCTATCAACTGACTCGCAAGCTCATGAATCTTAGTCCCTCGCTCTTTTGCTTGCATATTCAAATATACTTGCTCAAGCTTTTCCATGTCATACTTAAGCCATCGAGATTGACTCGGTGATAGAAATGCATGGCATCCTCTAAGATCTGAATGATCGTTCCATATCATTAAGTATCTCCTTTTCATTATCCGGGTTCACGAAAGCACCATAAGACCATTCAGATGCTTTCTGAATATAGAAATCTTGATTCGGTTGGTGACTAGAATCTGAAGCTTGCTTAACTTCAAGAAATCCCCAATGACTTTTATAAAGTATAATTAGATCCGGTATTCCCTGAACATAGTTTGCATCATTCTTCATAACTATGCATCCTGGAAATATACTTTTAAGTTTTTTTATTAGTCGTTTCTGATACTCAGCTTCTTTCATAGCACCTCCAAAATAAGCTCTCTGAAAGGTTGACAAAAAGGATAGAAGGGGATAAAATTGTTATCTCCTCCTATCCTAAGGCGTGTTTTTTATGCGTTTGGGGTCTGACCTGCGGTTTTATAAATCAAAAATATCATTTCGTGGAAAAATTTTGACTTTTTGAATTTTTAGGTCGTTTTTCTATATTTTTCAAATATGCTTTTTCATTAAAAATTTTCTTCTCATCCAGACATTTTCGTATCGCAGAATCAATTACAGACTTGGATTGAAATATGAAATATCGAAGGATTTTATACTTTGTATTCATTCGATCAATTCGTCCAGCGGCTTGCTCAAATTGTTTATACGAATATGGTAATGAATAGAATACAATCGTATCAGTTGTAGTACAATTCCATCCTTCTGACCCCGCCATGTATTGAACAAGATATATCCAAGACTTACTCCTAGGTAATGGGTCGTGGATTTGACCATTCCATTCTTTAATACGAATGTGATTTCGTTTAGCCCATTTTCTCAACATCTCCAATTCATATGTAAAATTATAGAACAATATGATTCTTGGGTGTTCCAAATATATTTGTTTAAGCTTTCGTAATCGTGACGAATTTGAGTTTACTACCTTTCTTTGTAGATAACAAAATTGACTAACATTCTCTATTGGACAATTATCAAACGGATTCCATCGGTCTTTGGTAACTTTACAATATAAGTCTTTGTCAAATATGACATGAACAATTTTATACTCTCGAACGTTTTTATGATCATAGTCCATCTTAACCAAAATGTGATCTCTATAATATTCTAATTTACTCGTATTAATATATCGATCGACTTTAGGGTATTTGGCGAATCGATCAAACACGACATGTTGTCTATAAAAATCAGTTCGGTTCTTATAGAATCCATTTGCTATGAAAACAGAGACATAGTCCAACCATTGATCACCTGGCGTTGCCGAAAGAATAATCCAATTATTCTTTTTAGCAATCATCAAAAATGAACAAGCCCACTTTCCGCTACCGCATACTCGCTGTTCATCAAAAATGAAAAATTTATTCTCTATATCTCGATAATGAGATATGTTATTCCAACTATCAATGGTCAATTTGATAGGGCCGATTGATTTACCAATCCTGAAATATGCACAATCACCAAGCCATTCACCAGAATCTCGTTTCTTTGCTGTAGTAATAATATAAAGGTCGATTGGCTTTTTAGGCTTTGAATATGGTTTATACGAACCCTGACATACTCTTGTAAAGAAATATGCCAGGGCCGTAATAGACTTACCGGAACCAGTGACTCCATTAAGAATAGAGCCAGTCTTAATCTTGCCTAAAGCTTCGACCTGATATGGCCGAAGTTCCATTATGCCTCCGATATAATCATTCCATATTCATCAATAATCGGATCTGGAACCATAATGAAAGCTGCTGACTCAAGACGCGCCGATATGCCTTGAAGCCCATTGAAATTGTACTTATATGGACGAATATTTAGCTTTGCTTGCTGAATGCGAATATGATCTAGTATATCAACTGTTTTCTCATTCAGAACATTTCTATCATCCGAATTATTTCCATTGATAAGTAGAATTGATGGGGAGCGTTTTCCATACACAACCTTAACTTTCAAATATGAAACAAATGAACCATCAGTTTCACTTGGTGTACTATCTTTAATTTTCCATCCTTCTGCACGAAGGGGCTCAACTTTATCCTCATCAATTATAACGCCAAAATAACGAATCCCTCCGTTTGGATTATACTTATCGAGATTTCCTGCAAAATTCCTAAAATAAAGTTTAGCATTCTCAATATAAAGATTCTCAATCCACTTACTCATTATTTATTTCCTTTCTTAGAAACCATAACATCGCTAATATCATACCCGACCGAACAAAGCTCGTGGTCTTTCACAAATTTAGAACACCCCTCACAATCAATATCAGTTCTACCACATGGAGTCATCCATGGAATTTCTTGCTGATTGTTCAGAGGTTGCTGTAGGTCAACAAATTGTTCAAACGAACCAAACTTCTCAATCGTAGATTTGGCATTATCAATGAGCTCTTTGTAGTATTTGTGGTCAACCACGTCATCAAATACGTTCTTATTTACTTCCTCAAACTCCTCCCATCGATAATTCTTAGTATTTGATACGGAAGAATATTTATCAGTTCCGATAACATGACGGAACATAATTCCTCCGCCCTTTGTTACCGGAATGAATCGTCCAACACGACCTACAAATTTATAATCTGGCTCACCTTCTTTACCAATACTAAGATAAATAGATGCTGGCGCCTTTACCTCCCGAGTCTCTCCATAGTCGTCTATCTCAATTTTTTCCTTCGAGAACAAACTCTTAAATACAATTGGATGCGCAAACTGAGCCCCAGTGGCAGTCCATTGATTTGGTTTTTGTGGAGAATCACTCGTTTGATGACCTATGAAAACAGCATTATTAACAAGACAAATACGATCCCATTTGGCTTCAACATCAAATTTATAGCCATATTCCTTTGCTCGTTTTTGACAATACTCCTCAATCTCAGAATCAGCATCTGGAATCTTTATTGAATCTGTCTTGACATGGATGACAGTATATCCTTTCTCCTCAACCTCATCTGCTAACATTGCCATAAACAGAGCTCCACGAAGTGCAACGATATTGTTAACGTTTCTTGGATCTCTAAACGTATTAGGAAATCCAGCTGAAGTGAGCCCATATACAGAATTGACTGCTGTCTTTAAAGCTTTGGACAACGCATCCATATCAGATGGATTATCCAAATATGGTGCCAGCTCCCCGTTCAGAACCTTCTTCGCTTCATCATACTTCTTATGCTTAATAAGAGCTCGGGCATTTACAATATCCTCAAATCGATCTGTATACTCACCAAACATTCGCATAGCAATAATTGAATGGGGATGCATACTCTCAACATCAAGCGTTAGAGTCTTTCCGTACATACCTGGCTTTGCACGAACATATCCTCCCCTTCCAACATCAATACCCTTATAAAGATTCTTACTATCCTTATACTCATACTCAGGCCATGCATTCTTATACTTAGATTCACTAACCTCCTCTCCGTTTGATTCATACTGTTTTCCAGTCTTGAGGTCCGTGTATATCAATCCCGGATGTTTGTTGCCTTGGAATATAACAGCTTCAGTTAGATGATTGGTAGTCGTATTGGGTGTCATCTTAGCCAACGCAGCTAACATCTCACGAGCTTTCCAGTCACCTTGATTTGCGTCAAATACTGCTTCTGTAGCTATAACATCATTATCACAATATTCAGCAACCTTATACCATTCATCCTCTGGGACTGGCTCATCCCATGAATATCCAAGTTCTTTATGATGAATTCCGAGTTTTATCTCCCATTTCTTAAGGGACATCTTGTTTCCAGCAGACAGAAAATCATAAACATCTGTATATGAAATACCATATGCTTCTCCAAAAGCATGACCTCGACCGTTGTTATGAATGATAGCTTTACTCAACTCATAGAGCTGTTCATTTGTATATCCAATGTATCGAGCATAAAGAAGATGATTATCATACCGAAGATTATTAAAGCCGACTAGTTTGTAATCCAAAAGCTTTGAAATATCTTTGGCGGTTGGATTAATCATTCTCACTACATTTGACTCACCAGCATACTTCCAGTTCACTAAGAAAAGATTTGGAAAGACCTCAATATCATAGAAGACCAATCGATCATCCGCATACCCATCATTCACCTCCTTAGCAGGTTCATCAGACCTAAGTTTCATCTCCAAAACCTTCTGGAGACAATAGTTAGATCGATTTGTACTGCTATTGGCAAATGACACTAATGCATTAGTCATGTCTGAAATATCATACTTCGTACCAGCTTCATATGCTTCTTTCAGGACATGATCGATAAAATCAATTGATGGTTTAGTAGCGCCAAACTCCTTCCCCATAGCTCGTTTTATCAAATTCCTTAAGAGCTTCTCACTCTTAACTGCTTCATGATTTATCACCGCACTCTTCTCCTTAAGCGGTAACCCCGAACAGATATGACTGATCTTATGATTATTACAAAATGACAGCTTCCTCCTTAAACTCCCATTTCCTTTAAAAACTTTAATCTCAACTCCTTCTGAAAAGAGATAACTTAACTGACTTGGATCTCCATCGTAAATATAATGGAGATGTATTCCATTACCGCTTTTACTTAATTCCGCATATGTCTCTGGCCATGATGATGCCGCATCAATATTTAGTTCTCTATCTTTTTCTCCTTTCTCATTCTTAATATCAAAGTCGATAACAATATGATTCTCAGGAACTTTGACATAGTGGAGTTTTTTCGTATCCAAATCACTTAATACAGTCTTTACATTAACCCACTTCTTAATTGGAGTTCCGCTCTCAGAAGCATACTGTGCTGGCTGATCTTTTAACACATCATCCAATTCAGAGGTTTCAGACGTCATAGAAAGCCACTCAGAGGCTCTGAGATACCGTTTTTCGGCGTTAAAACTATCAACCCCTAGTCCTAGTAGCTTTTCCGTTTTTAGGCCCTTAAAAAGGCATCTGAAGTCCTTTCCGTTGATTCTAATACGGTCATAGTATTCTCTAAAATATGACTTGAGTGCTTTCTTGAACTGAAAGCGTTGCAAGGGGTACCGAATATTTGCATCTTCACAATATTGCTTATACGTATCCCATGCCTGTTTCAGAGTAATTCCATCGCCGTCAGCAAGAATAGCATTTACATCAATGACAAAATTGAAGAATATATCAGTTGACTCAACCATATTCTTTGGAATATAATTTCGATAATATTTCCTTCCTCGTTCTTGATAGACTTTCTTGCATTTTGACATGATCGAGCCATACTCAAACTTAACTTGATTAAGTAACTCGTCGTATCTCGACGGAGATATCAATCGACCCGATGGAACCACATCAAGCAGACGCCTACAAATTCCTGAATTGTCACTTGTGATCTTCACAGGCTCATTGGTTCCTAAGACCATGAGCGTAAATATCTCTTTAGAATATCCCTTCTTGTATTTTTGATTAATGATAATAGGTTCATGCGATACGATAGAATTTAAAATCGTATTATCATCGATTCTACTCAAATCACAATCATGTTGAATGCCTAATATTGGATTTGATTCAAACACTCCTGTCGAGAAAGCATCTTGGGATTTGCCTAATGCATTAGCATTAACTGTCATACAATATCCATCGAGCATCCAAGACATGATGTTAATGATTGTAGACTTACCACTTCCGGGAGGACCATAGAACACCATGAATTTATCAATTAGATATGATTCTTTGGCAGCAATGGATCCAATGAACCATTCTATCTTCTCTCGCTCCGATGAGTCATAAAGTGTTTCTATTATTTCATCCCAGGCTTTATGATTACTTTGACTCGATAATGCATAAGACAATCGTTTAGTCTTATAGTCTTCGCGTTTGGTTGATTCATTTACATACGTAACTGTTTTATCAATACAGGCAGACTCTTGAGTTGAAATATTTTTACGATATGAAATATAATTCGACCAAAGACCAGACTGATTTGATCGCATAGTCATGACGACAACATTCGGATCGTCTTTGTACTTCGATTGATCCTTATATTCAAACGTCATGCGATCAACTCTACCGGCCACTGACATTTCGTTTGTATCCCACAATCCAGTGTCCTCGTCATAAATAGCAACGAAGTCGCCATTACGTATAATCAAGTCTTTAGATTCGACAACTTTAAAATCGGGATATATAACTATCTTATCCTTTTTAGTCGTAACCTTTATATCGATAAAATCAAGTGACATGATACATCATAACTCCTTTCTCAAAATATGGGCCACGTCAAAACGTCAAAAATTTTGCGTATAGACTTTTATATATATTTTTATTATTATTATTATTATTTATTTATTTATAAAGAAAAAAGTGACGTTTTGACGTTTTATACATACAAAACCCCAGGAATAGCCATAGAAATGATCAAAAATAAAAATGACAATGGACTTCTGTCATATCTAAGTATTTTTTAATATAATCCCAGGTATAGGCATATAAACTACCGATGCGTCAAAAATCAATGAAAATCTAACTTTTTGACGCATTTGACCAGTTTTTAATCGCCGATTTTTATTTTTTAAGATTCATTTCAAAAACCTATATTTTAATATAAAAAAATGTAGTGGGAAGAAATGCCCCTTTTTCTTAACAAAACCCCAGGAATAGCCATAGAAACTTTTTTAAAAGAGTGACTAAGATGAAATTCGGCAAAACTTTTCAAGCCTATTCCTGGGCAAACGTGAAAGTGACCCCATTTTTACCCCCATTTTTACCCTTCTTTTCAGCTACCTTTCAGCTATCGGCGTCAAAAATTTCCATGCCAAATCCACCTCTCAACCCCTAAGCATAGTTAAAATTAGACACCAAATACCCCATCATTTTTTGCCAAATCTCCCCATCTTTATTTCCCTTTTTCACCCCCGGAAACAAAGAATCACCCCTAAACAATTCCGGATTCTTCAAGTCTTCCATACTATAATCTCGATTGTAATACAGACCGTTATTCTTCAACATCTCAAGCACCCAATACCGTGGACTTGCATCCTTAACGAACCCCTCAGTCATATCGCTAATATCAAATGCAAGCCGAATAAGCATCTCCAGAACCGTACAATCCATATCAGATGGAATGGAACTAACTATAACATTCTTCTGGATATCAATGTAATACTCCCTCAACACAAGACCATTCTTAGCCCTATTAATATCCATAGGGTTAACAGGAACAAACTCCACCCGGAACAAATCATTCAACATATACTGAATACGTACGGGAATATCCGAGTCGTCAAGACCAGCATAATTCATAAGCCAACGCAGATACGGAATACGCTCCGTCCAAACACGCTTTGCCATAACTCTAATCCTCCAAATCCTTCAAATAGGTATCATAACCACCATTAATACACCGAATCACAATCTTAACAGCATGCTTCGGGTCCCGTACATACAGCCAATTAGCCCCTTTATGCTCCTCTATGTCATCAGGCATGAAGTCCTTCCAATTATCAATCAACTCCATCTCATCAGACATGCACACGGTATCATCCTTAGTGTACCAATTCCACTCCCGAATCTCATATCCAGGCTCGTTCTGCCAGAATGTCCTACGACCGATGTATGACGGTGGCTCGTTCGGATCAATATCAACCTCTACAGGCTCAAGAAAAAGAGGCTCTTCCCCATCCTCGCTCTCAACATCACTCAACTCACCAAGAGCTTTGTCAGGCTCGTCCATAAGGGGATTCTCACTATTGTCCTTAACGATATCAATACTATCGACTGCCTTTTTTTGGGCAATCATGAGAGCTATATCCTCGTCTGACGGAGCACCAAACGGATCCTCATCCAATATCTCATGCCCCTCTGCGATCTCCTCAGGATTCACATCAATATCATCTGAGCCATCATCTTCGTCTGAGTCAACGGGGTGAAGAGCGGGCATATTACTCAACAGATATTTCTTACTATAGCGGTAATATCCATCATCCGAGACTTTCGGGACCGGCAAGGATATAATACTAGAGTCCTCATCTGTGTCCTTACAGGCTTCCAGAGACTCGTCGGACTCCTCTTTCTTCCCACTACATTTCTCTGACTTACTCATGAACTCTTCGTATGTATAATAACCTTTTCCATCCGTGTCATTGAGAATCTCTTGCTGCTTCTTAGCCTTGTGCTTCATGATAGCATAGGTTACACCAGAACCAACACATGCACCAACAACCCCAGCTACCAGGCACTTTACCAAATCTGACTTTGTGAATATCAAAACTAACTCCTTAAGAAAACGGAAGGCAAGGGGTAAATTACCCGATGCCTTAGTTTGTCTAAATATAAATTACGAACTCAAATCCCTAAGCTGAAAGAGAGCTTAAGGTCTTACAAGTCTTGCTTTACTAGAGGGTTTACAGATTTTCCCACTACAAATATCTATGCAAGCTTAGGGTCAGTGGGATCAACCACAGCAGGATCGGACTCAGATCCGCCACGGACGACGTCATCGATCTTGTTATAGATCGGACCATCAACATTGAACTCAAGCGGGATGATGGGACTGTGCTCCTTGCCCTTCTCATAGAGCGCGCGGATTGCAGGAGGGATAATCTGAACATATCCGTCGCCATCAGTACGAGTCTGGTCGCCATCAAGAGTCCAGCCGATGATTTGACCGACATTGGTCTGACGCATATCAAGCTGCTTGAGGGCATCATTGAGAGTCAGGAATCCCTGATACTTAAGCTTGGCATTGAGGGCCTGCTCGCAGCACATAAGGAATATCATGTTGGCTGCAAAGGTCCTACCATAGTTGGAGTTACGGCAATCCAGGACACGCCTATACATCTGCGTATCCCAACCCGTCTCCTCCATGATTACCTTATCCTGCTCGACCTTCTCGTCCGTAGAGCCATCGCTAAGCTCCGGAACGTCTGAATACAGACGAGCTTCCTCATCCTCTCCAAGCTTGTTCTGAACGCGCTTACGGTATGCGTCATAGGCAGCCTCAAGTCCTGTGTAAGCAAGACTCAGGGCAGCATTACGCTTGGCCATGACACTATGAGCACCAAATATCAAGCCCATACCAGCAGTGGCAAGACCGATGGCGGGGGCATAGAGTTGAATGAACTTAGCACCAGTTAGAATATAGTTGGTGATGCGTTCCTTTATAAGCATACCCTTAGAGACTTTATGCTCAAACGAGTCGAGAAGCTTCTTCCCCTCCTCATCGTTCATAGTCTCCTCCACCATCTCTTGCTTACCCATACGGTAACGATGGTCCTCGGCGACAGTGTCGAATCCCTTATACGTGGCATACCCAGCATACACAGCGCTTCCAAGCATGCAGCCAGTACCAACAGTCGTGGCGATGGTCGGGCCGTTCTTCTTCAGGAAGAACCTAGAAGCTCCATAGACACCTTGTGCAACCTTCTTAATTGCTGAAATACTCATGTCAAATATCCTCTCAAGTTAGATTAGTAAAGAACACTCAAATACTTCTTATCAAGCTCAATCTTGACAAGGTCTGTGTAGCCGTTCTCTTGCTTAAACCTCCAAGCCAGATTACTCAATGCTTTTTGGGGCGTGAAAGCCATTGTATCTCCTTTGTAATTATGCTCGACTATCTTATCATACACTCGGACTGGCCCTGCATAAGAGTAACGTTTTTTCTCGTCGTGGTTGATTACATCCATGTCAAATATCCTTTCTACTCAAACACAATTGTCGGTGGGAGCTCTAGAATCCACTTACCTTGACTTGGCCTAACCCTGACGTTCACCAAATCGTACCAACCATAATCATACTGAGTGATGGTCGTTGTGATGCCGCAAATATCATAGAACTTTGCCACGCTGATTCGACCATATTCCTCGATAATATCATTGGCATTAACCAGACAGTCCTCAAGCTCCTGTCGAGAGTCAAATAGGATATTATCAATCCGCCTTGGGTTTCCTTCGGGTCGCCCAGCTGGCCTAACTCGAATCTGATTAGATGGCTCATATAAGCGAGGACGAGAATATTTAGTTTGATTACGATATGCGGTGTATCGACTCAGAGGATCAGTGCGTCCTGGAGTCTCGCCAAATAGACAAGTCTTGACGATACCAGTTAGACTGTCTGCAATACCAGATATCAAGGTCATGGCTATCGAGTCTATTGACGTCTTTATGTTCGGCAAGATAACCTCGTCAAACACATAATCCTTTATCAATGAGTCTTTGTGTGGAATTACCTTGGCAGATACATGCTCTGGTTTTGATGCTTCATGCTGAGTTATCTCACCTCGCTTTGCTCGGTTGGAGTTATTGGGAATATCTTTGTCTGAGATTTCAGATAGCTTTACCTCTGCCATACCACTCCTATCTCTTACAGAAACCTATCTGAGTCATAGTAATATGTCCACTTTGGCTTTGGCCCCATGACAAGAATGATATAAGGATCTCCATCATCATTAATGTCACTTTCGAAGTTGAATTCAATTCGAGACGAAATATCATCTATCTCAAACTTATAACCTAAATCATCTCCAAGAGCAATGGGCTTAAGGCCAATTGCATCGTAAATTTGGTTAATGGGCACCCAGCCATGCTTCAAGAGATTCGAATTCATATCAGCTTCAATGCGCTTGAGATGTTCAATCGAAGACTTGAAGTATCGACCCGAGTACGCATCACATATTAATGCCTTCTCATGCCCTGTCGGCTCTCCACTCTCAACCAAATTCGGAATATCCTCCTCGTCTGGCATCTTAGGGATAGCCTTCTTAGAGCTGTTCAAGAATATCTCTGAGCTTTTCTTCTCACCCAGAGTCTCCTTCACAGAATCTTGAAGGTGATTAAGCGCACTATCTGCCGCAACGTATGAAGCAGCTACTGCCATATGCCGTATGGACATAGTCCGATGCAGACCCAATACGGATGCAACTGTCGCAACACCACTAACGGCAGCGGGAATATAATACTTAATACATGGAGCAGCTAGACGCATCTTACGCTGGAATTTCTCCTTCCTCGTCTTAGCCTTTTCCTCGTCGTCGTACTTAGCGAGCTGATTATACACGTAGGACGCCTTGATTGCCCCCTTTCCGGCCAGATATCCAGTTACTCCTACTCCAACACACCCTAAGCTTGTTAGAATCTCAGGAGAGCGCTTAGAAGCCCATTTAAGTATTGTTTGAATGTTCATATTACCTCCTTAAACCCATAGATGCATCATAGATGAGAATATAAACAAGATTAGATAGACGAACCCAAAAATCATACTTACCACAAGTAAGACAATGAGTAGTACTAGCATGTGGTTTACAAGCTTACCAACAATATCCCCTAGAGTCTTCTTAGAGTTCTCATCCTTCTTGTCTTTCAACTCCTCAATATCCATATTACCTCCTCAGTTTGTATTGGTTAATTAACTTTTGAATCTCTGGCAGCCTAAGCATCCTCGACACGTCTGTCTTTAGCATGGGCTTGGTCCAATCTGAGTATCGGAAAGCCCCATAGAATTTCTTCTCTGAGATATCATAATACAAGACTAGACTGTCGAGTTCGTCATCGGCACCTTCGTTTCGTAGAAAGACAATGCATAGCTCCCTTCCGCCATTGATTGTTTGTATAGTTTCGAGGTGGAAGTGTCCAATTCGTACCATTCAGACTCCTTACAAAGAATGACTCGTTCAAACATCAACCAGCGTTCATCATCAGTTACTGGAACTAACTTATTAGGGATATATTTATTTGGTATGCCAAGAACCATCCAGCTGTCTTCTATCAGGTCATGATAAATATGTATATAGCGATACTTATTCGTTACATTCCCATAGAATAGATACAGGTCACATTCATTACCTGTCTTATCATCTGTTCCAGAATATCTAGCATAGAATGAATAGTCATATGGATTGAATGAAGCCATCAGTTCTCCAATCGATGCCTAATGTAATGCTCTACCAATTCATCTACTAGAGGATGTGGAATATCAATGATGGGAACTAGCTGCACTCCCCAGCCAACTGCCGCGACAACCTCCTTCTTTGCACGGTCATATGTAATATCAATGGTTGATGGGTACGGGTATCTCATGGCCAGGATTGCCTCAAAACGATACTTAGTCAGATCGCCGTAACTATTCTTTTCAGCAAGAGTATAATCAGTCGGTCGCAACATCGTAATGTCCTTCCTGAATATAATGGATTACTCCCCAGATATGTCTACGCATCTCGTCAAGGCTTATAAATTTAGAAGCAAGCTTTCCGTGATAAGAGATTGCAAATTGTTCTGGAGAAGATATAACAATACCTATGTAGCTTGAACGGTCGTGCTTATCTGGATACAATTGATAATGATAATACCCTTCCTCTTTAATAATCTCCACTAGCATGTTGTGAATATTTTTCAATGGTCTTGGAGTATCCCAGTCCGAGTCCTCAAGGCTGCCAAGGAGAGTAACAGACTTATCAGATAAGTAGAGTTTATTAAATAATATCATGACTCACTCACCTTAGACATTCTCTTAATAGTCTCCCGTATTGCATAACGCAAATCACTTGAACATATCTGTGGAAATGAAGTAATCCAGGCAGACTCAATCTCAATTATAAATGTATTGAAATGTATTTGGACAGTGACACTTTTAACAGCATGTCCTCGACGACTAGGATAATATACAATGGTTCCACAAGTTTGAGATAGTTCTTCTGTGACTTCATATTCCATCGTAGCAAAGTTTTTAGTATTATTCGTGTTCTTCAAATCATCTTCATCGATTACTCCGGCTATCATAATGGTAAAGTTATCAGCCTGTGGACAAATATAATCGATTTTCATTCCATACTCTCCCTCTTAAATAGTTGAGTTATTTGCTTTATGTTTGCGTTAAACATCTTCTTAATAGTTGCTTTGATTGCGTATTGCAACTCACTGTCAGGTATTTGTAGAAAATCGTCAATAATAGCAAACTCATAGCAAATTGCGAAATGGTTCAACTTAATCAGATCAATTTGAACGGTGATGCTTTTAATCATACTACCATGTTTTGGATAATATCTAACCACTCCATATGACTGGGATAATTCGCCTATGTTTTCAGATTTTAAAGCTTCAAACTTATTACTTTCCAGACCATAATCCCAGTCATCCTGTGTGAGATGTCCAATTACTGTGATTGTATGATTACCCATATGTGGAACAATATAATCAATTTTCATCTAGACTCCTTAATTTAATATTGGCTGCACCACGGCTCATGTTGAGAATTTGGATACATCTTAAGTTTGGTATGAATGACTTTATAATAACAATTATGGATAAGATTCATTGGAATACTTACATATCTTTCCCACTCAAGTTCAATGATCACCTCACCAGTTTTATATAAAGTATTTCTATTTTATTCGCATCTTTATATGGATCTATTGTATCGTACCAAAATTCAAAACACATCTTTCCTGGTGAACCATAAAGCATTATTTGGCCAGCACAACGATTATCTATAATCACTTCATTATAAGACTCTTTAATATCACTCAGCTCAAATTCTCCATAAATGCGTAAACGATCACGAGGGCTCTGTTCTATACTAATAAGTCTCATTTCTTACCCCTTTTCTAAAAAGAAGAAGGCCTGTTAAATATCAACAGACCTCCTGGTGGCCATCTTTAGTTACTAGACTCGTTTAATCCAACTCACGGCCCTCGGCAAGACGTGCCGGTTTTCGAATACAACTAAGAATGCGAAGCTAAGCGCAGTCGCAACGACAGATGGAATAGTATCATCAGACCGACGGAAATCAACACGCCTCTCAATTGTATTGAGATTCTTGCTGGCCTCTGCAAGATCTTTGATATTATTCACGACTCGCTGAACCTTACTTTCGTCCTGCTCCTTTCGTATCTCTTCGATAAGCCGGATGATCTCATCATCCACTTGTACCTTAGCTGGATTGTCTTCCAACTCTTTAAGACGATCCCCAATTGGGTCTTTCTTTATAAGAAACATAACCTTCTCCTTTCTGAGAGTTCCCGACGAACCCTCCTATTAAGAAACTGTTTTTTCTTGCGAATCACTTGCTTCAAGCATTTTCTTAATGGTCGCTTTAATGGCATCACGCATTTCATAGGATGGTATTTGCATAAAGTCATCAACGAAAGTAAATTTGTAACGGATCACAAAACTATTAGAGTTAATTTGAACGGAAATACTTTTAACTAAATTACCACGTTTTAGATGATATCTAACAATCCCAAATGTACGGGATAACTCAGATATATTTTCAGATTTTAGAGTCTCAAATTCATTACACGTTGGATTATACTCCCAATCACCCCGTTCGAGACGCCCGATTATCGTGATTATGTGATCGTCTATATGCGGAACAATACAATCAATTTTCATTTAGGCCCCTTTACTTTTGTGAACAGAAATGAGAAATATCCAATCTCATAAAACCAAAGAACATCTTATCGCAAATATCTATGATTGCAGAGTCGTCATGATACACTTCATGTTGATGATCATCCCTAATAACAACCTTAAGAGGGATTCTATCATAAGAAATCTTATTAAGAAAGCGATCATTCCTCTGTTGAATCTCGGCAAGAAGTTGTGTGGATACTCGACGGATAAGAGGTTCGTTTTTATCCATGATAGCCACTCGTATGGTTGTGCTATCTGCGGTCATAGTATATTGCATGTCATACACTGTAAAGATCTTAACATCAGTCGGCCGAGTGTAAATATCCAGCCAAAGATTTACCATGAATCTCCGCCTTTCTCTTTTCTAGTTCTACATACCGATTTATAGTCTCTTGTACAAATAATTTTGTCCAGTTGAAATTTATGTAATCTGTGTTCTGATAGACTACATAAAACTGATTATCTACCTTAGACATACTGACAGTGATTTGGTCGCCAATTTCTTGAATAAATTTAATGGTAAAATCCATAGGGTTATCGAACAGAACTCTATCCATCTCAGCCACGTAATCAGTGTCCTGAATGGTTATATCTGACTTGTCCGTTGCACAGAATATTATGTTGGATGGCTGTAAATATCATAGTATCCTCCTATTTCGTAAGACGGTTTATAGTCTCCCACACAAACAACTTTGTATTGTCCAAGACTATGTCAGATTTTTTAAGATGATAGATAGCTGCAAATGAGTCAGAGCCTTTAAATATAATGACTCGTACCGACCAACCATGCTTTGATTTATAGCAGATATCAACGTCTTTGAAATCGAACTTTATCTCTGATTCCATGTCCTTAACATGCTTTGTGTCATGATGTTCAGCCCAATCTGACTCCTCCAAAGTCCCGTGAATGATTACGTTGTCCCCTGCATTCGTGTTAATAATCTTAAATATCATGTCAATCCTTTCATAAAAGAAAAAGAGAGTGCAGGCTTCGAACCTGCGTCTTCTACCGTCAGAACGGTAGCTATCCTACCATTGAACGATTATAGTTGGCTAACTAAGGCTCGTCTAGAACTCATGCCTAGCTCAAGTATCTTAGCCTCCAACGGTTTATACTCCCTCTCCTATATTAGGCAGTGTTTTCCTTGCGGAGTGTGAAGGAAAAGATGGTTCCATTATCGAAATTATCCATCGAATTGTTCAACTCCATACGATATGTGCGACCACCCCCATCTTCTTTATAGAATATAAATCCCATAGGCACCACAGACTCAGACGTCCCTGTATTAGAACTTGTCACCATTTTAGGAACCCAATTTCTATCCTTAGAGAATTGTCGTCCCTTATTCTCCAAAGCAATCGTTATGAGATAAAGAACCGCTAAAACGATAAAGACTACAATTACATCAGACATGATAGTTCCTTTCTAAAATATAATACTAAAACAGAAGCCACCAGATAGCCCTAATGGCAAACCAAATTACTATAAGCGCTACTATAAGCGGCCAGAATAGTAATATTATTCCAAGCGCTATACAGAAAATTCCAACAGCTGCTGCAATAATACCAAATAAAAATTCAAGCATCCTGCTCACGCTCCAGTCGAGATATCTCAAAGTCCAAATACTGACGAGCTTTCTTTAAATCTATGAGAATATCGTCCTTTCTTCCTGCTCGCGATATGTATTTAATCACATTTCCAAGATTAAAATTCAAATCCCAATCCTCAATTACTAGGTGGGGTTCATATTGCCGTCCATCCACATAATGCTCTGGTGCTGAAATTGCCCTATCCTCTGGATATTCTGGAATCGGTTGGTCAGTAAAATCAATCATTACTTCTCCTATCTATGACTGGGTAAGCATAAGGGTATAAATTAATTCGTGTTCAATAATGGTAGACTCTTTAGTAATAACACAGAAGAATTCAATCTTTGCTGTATCAGTAGGAATCATTAAGATATCAATACCGGCAAATCGATCACATGCGGTCTTAATAATATCTTTGAGTTCTGAATGCTCTACAACTGATTCGGCAAGTGAATAATATTCCTTTCGATCGTTGTAAAACCATTCGTCATACCAAAAAGCCCCTTCTCGAACAAAGCAATTTCTGATATCATTGCATACCGAATTTATATATTCAGATACTGTATCATTAGAAAAACCCATAAGTAATCCTTTCTTAGTACTTATATCTGTTTAGAATCTTGACGATTTTGTATACGCCTTCAATTAAGATCAAAGTTAGTATGATCTGAACAGTGGCTAAAAATATCTGCATAACTAATCCTTTCTATAGAAAAATAAAAGAGGGCGTTTTAACCGATGCTTAAATTTTTAGTATTTAAATCTCTCTAAAATCTTGATAATTTGATATATACCTCCAATCAAAATTATGATGATTTGGATAATAGCTAAAAATATCTGCATAAACAGTCCTTTCCGCCCTCTATAAATGACTGTTTATTTCTTACGGATGTAATATAATATTTGCCATATGGTATTCCTTATCAACGTCCTCAATTCCAGGCACGATATTATCCTTTCTAAAAGAAAAAGAGAAGGCCCTGAATATAATTCAGAACCTCCTCTTAGAGCTTAAAACTCAATTACGGTAGACGAATGTCCTTGCCACGATTAATTAATCCACGGACGCCTCCAATCACGCCACGGAAGAATATTCCTACTACGTAACCCACTGAATAGATGGGTAGTAGTACGAATACAAAACCGATGGCTGCTAGAATCCCGAATAAAATCAATGCTTCAAACATTCTTTCTCCTTTCTTTGAGTCTTACCTCCTATTAAGGATTGTGAAATTTTAGCGGATTTTGGGCTTCGTTTGATCAGGGAAGCATGCATCGCCAAATATCTCTTAGCCAAACGCTCTTTATCGTTCTCTTTGATCTCATTAGTCATGTTAATCTCCTTTCTAAAAGAAAAAAAGAAGGCCCTGAATATAATTCAGAACCTCCTCTTGGGACCTAGACTAATGAATTAATCTGTAGACTCAAGATAATCAATATAACTATTTAGATGCTTATAAGTTAGTCGTACACTAGTTATCATACTTATCAACAAGAATAAACATGCAAATACCAACCCAGCATACCCGAGATCAAAAGTCTCTGGTATGTGCGTCAATAGATATGCTCCTCCCGATATATCAAGTATAAGATATATAGCATACACCATTCCTGCACCAAACAGATATCCAAACTTCTTCATTCCAGACTCCTTTCTATAAGTCTAGTCCTATACTAGGGTGACTTTTTTGTGCGAAAAAAAACCATAAAAGCCCTATACTTATTAGGAGTCCTTAATTCTAACGCCTTAAATGGCCTTACAATAAGCCGTTTACCTGGGGTTTTGTTGATAGGCTGCTTGTATGTTTTTGATCAATTTAGGAGGGTTATCCACAGTATAGCTAATATAATCGATCTGATTTATCTAACCAAACATACTGAAATCTATAGCAGTTATTAACTTCGGAGTAGTTCTGGTATATACAATAAACCCCGTTGAATAAAAAGAATCATCGCGTTGAACCAGTTCGTAAATATTATCCAAAAGTATATTTGTAAAGTCTTTCTTAGTTAAAATTTTATCAAAAAGCATCACTAGAGAAAAGTTAACAATACCGTCATGCAAAATTTCCTTAGCCATTTTTTCAGACAATGGAGTATAAACAGTAATCATAAATATCTTCCTTTCAAAAAAAAAGCAAAGGAGTGAACATTTTTGTCACTCCAGTGCTTTAGTAGTAATTTTTAGAAACTAGAACATTACAAGCCGAGCATCCGGGTTGAACGGAATTTCATCGCTAAGCGATTCAACAGCCAGCTCCTCTGCCATCTTATCCACGACTTTCGGCTTTATCCGAGCATCGGGATTAAAATTGGCTAAAGCGCTGCGAGTCTCCTCATCATAACGACGAATCTCTGCATTCCGCCTACGAATTTCTCCAAACATTGTAATTCCTTTCATAAAAGTTTACCTTCTATTATAGAACGTGCTTTTATTGCGACTTCAAATATCAACGGCCTCTTTGAGCCAAGGGAGCCGCTCTATAAACTCCTTTTTAATCCCGCTCATAAGTTCAATCATTTGGGGATGACTGGCTGCGTCACATCTAAGCTTAAATACAGATATCCATTCTCTTAGATTGGTTGTCATGACTAGAGTTGTTGCGGTGTCAAGTGGTAAGATTCCTCGGGCCTGTTCTGCTGGAACTCCAGAATTAATCATATATCGATATAGAGATTGAGTCTCATCGAGATACTCCATATATCTTTTGATGGTAGATTCGTTTTTCTCCAATGAAAAATCCAACCAGCCCGGTCTTATGACTGTAAGGTCATCGTACTGACAATATCTAGTACTTTCTTGAGTGAATGCACAATGCCTATGTCGTACAAGCTCGTTTGCGATTGCTCGGTTTGTGGTTATCTTGACTTGGGCTGAACAATGCTCAAATGGCGATAGATGACCCCACATAATTAGCTTCTCAATGAACTTTATGTTCTCAGCATTTGAATATCTATTCTGACTCATATGAGATACGCGAGCTGAGTCGGCTATGATGTTTGTAGCAAGCCAAGGGAAATCTAGAATTTGGTAAGATTGATTAATGAGTTTCATAAGCCCTCCTCCATTTCCCATCGGTATATTCATCTGCAAAGTCTTGCTCAAGTAGTTTGTAATTTATATGAACTTCGAAGTTATAATTATCATCTCGTGAAACTCCAACACTAATAGGCGGCACGTCATCGTATGAGGAAGGAAAAGTGGTTGGCATCTTCAAGACAGTCTCCACAAACACTCCATCCAAAATATAAGGCAATTCTCGATCACTTATTTTACGAGCCAGACGTTCTTTTAGAAGATCCATAAAAATATCCTCAAACATCTTACAATGAATCGTGGTATAATGGTTTATAAGTCTAAGCGTCCTCATATTCTTATTGCGCCTTGAATACTTATAAGAAATATATTTCGTAAAGTTCATCGATTAACCTCCATGTCAAGTAAGCTCCTCATCCGCCAATGCGTGCATGGATTTAGTCATAAATTCCTGATAGAACATGTATTCTAGCCCAAACGTATATCCTTTATCGATGAAATAACCTTCTGGAATATAACTCATATTTAATCCTTTCTAATGAAAAATAAAAAGAGAGAGAATTAACTCTCCTCCTCTCGATTTGGAGCGGTAAAGAATATAATTCCCTCTCATTAAAACGTGTGATAAATTTGCGAAAAAAGGCACCTCTGTGGAAATTCCGCAGAGGCTTGACGCCTTTCTTTTTTTTAGAGCTTATTTAGTCATATGGTCTTCTTTCCCCCAGACTGTATAGAACATACAATCCCTAAAACGCTTGAATCCGAACAACAGATTATACTCATATTCTGCAGACGGAAGCGCAACCA